GCCCTACAGATTCTGTTTTGCCCCCCCCCCCCCCCGGGTACTGCTTCAGCACCGACAGGAGACACCGATGGGATACATAAGGCACCACGCAATCGTGGTCACGTCATGGAAGAAAGAACTGCTCGAAGAGGCGCACGCCAAAGCGGTCGAGTTGGGCATGTCGGTCAGCGACGTCACCGCTGAGGTCACCAACGGCTACCGCTCGTTCTTCGTGGCCCCAGACGGCTCCAAGGAGGGCTGGGGCACCTCTGATCGCGGCGACGAGAACCGAACCGCGCTGATCGAATGGTTCAAAGACAAAGCGGGATATCTCGACTGGGTGGAAGTGTCCTACGGCGGCGACGACTACGACCGCGTAACCGCCGAGCGCGGTCCCTTCTACCCAGACGAAGAATGACGACGGGTTGAGGTTATCCCCGAGGTACGGAGAGTAGGAGAGATGAGCAGCGAGAGCAGCATGCGAGAGTTTTGCGTCACAGAGGACCAAGCAGCCGATCTAGATGCCCTGGCACCCGGATCGCTCATCCGCAACGGTGTCGAACCGCATTACGCGTACTTCGTGAAAACCGGGACGCTTTGGCATCCATGCGACCAGAGCGGTGCCATGTTCAACTGGCGTCCCGAGTCGGAAAGGTTTGACCAACCACTCTGGTTGGGACCGTTCAAATCAACCCAGATACATCGATTCGGGTTGACCACGGAGTTAACGGTATTGAAAACCGAACAAGTAAGCGGTATCGTTAACCGCATGACACCAGGAGGACGACCGCCCATCGGAGAACCCATCAACATCCGGCTGACCGACGACCTGCTCGAAGGCGTGGACAAGTTCGCGGCAGCCCGCAAGATCAGTCGCGCAGAAGCGATCCGGCGCTTACTCGACCGCGCCCTAGTGGAACTCAACGGAGGAGCGATATGACGAGTAGTCCGTATGGGCCTGAGCGCCGCTGGGACGAGATGAGTCGCGCGGAGGCCGAAGGTGACGCCTTGCAGCCGACGAATGATTTACCCACCGCAGAAGAATGGGCGCAGTACTGGGCGCGCGCTCGACCTGGTTTGAGGGGGGAAAGGATGACATGAGCGGTGACGATGACTGGCACGTCATACCGAACAACGATGGAGTTCAGCATGACTGCGCAGAGACGTGCGTGTGTGGCCCCACATGCGAGCCGGTGCCACGCGCGGACGACAGCATCGGATGGCTCTATATCCATCACAGCCTTGATGGCCGTGAACTAAATGAGGCAGACCTCTAACCCCGTGATTACCGACCTAAAGAACATTACAAGTTGTCTGTAAGGAGTGACATGGATGACCGGGCGCACAGCATTGTTGCTGACAGCATCGGCACATCAGAAGTAGTTGACACGAACGACCTGACTAAACGCATCGTCGCCGCCCGCGTGCTAAGCGCGCTACGTGACTCCGGCTTCGCCATCGTGGAACTGCCGGAGCCAGACGACGATCACCACGACGGTATTGCGTTCTGGTGGCAAAGCGCCGAAGTCGGTGCCAACGGAGACATGGTTATCACGCAGCTCGACCCCGGCAGCGAGGCCATCTGGTTTAACCCAGACGTAGCCCGTGGTGTCGCTGCTGCGCTTCTGGCCGCAGCCAACGCAGCAGAACAACCAACCACCGCAGACCGTTAACCCACTGATTACCGACGAGAAGGAAAAATCATGGCGCGATGGATAGCAGCAATTCAGCCCTACGACTACGGCCAACCGTTTCAGCCTGAGACGCATGAGTTCATGGGCACGAGCGATAGTCAGCCGTGTGTGATCCGCATGGAACTTACTGAGTGCGAACCCGACCACTAACCCACTGAACAGTCGAGAGGACGACGAGCATGATTGAGCTACCGAACAGCGGCCTGACCCTCGATGACGCCGGGAAGTGGTTCGTGACAACAGCCCCGTTCAAGCGCGGCGGCCGGAAGATTGAGGGGCCGTTCCCGACCCGCGCTGCCGCTACCGACGCCCGCGGCGACGACATCACCCACTACATCGACCAAGCCCCACACACCATGATTCGGTTCAACAAGTAGACCTGCTAACCCCGATGGAGAACAACATGAGCGCAGGAGAACACGATATCGGCAGCACTGAGTGGTATGCGGTGCAGTTTGGGCCGCAGAAGTCTTACCGCGAAATGCTGTTCGGGCAGCCCGAGTACGCCGAGTTCTATTACGACGGCAACACGTACCCGCAAGACCTGCTAGACCCGCTAGACCGTTGACCCGATGGTTACCGGCCCGGGGGTGCAGTCTCGTCTGGGTTCGGTAACACGGGGTTCAGGTTGTTCCCTGGCACCACATAGGGCGGTGTGCCGGGTATGGGTGGCGCTACAGGCGGTGTGGGACCGGGGTCAGGTGGCGCGGGAGCCGCTGCAGGACCGGGTGCGCCCGGCGGTGGGGGCGGTTGGCCGTCAGGTAATAGTTCGGGTTTCGGTGCGACGGTTTTGCATTTCGCCGGCTGAATGTAGGACTTCCACGCCCCCGGCGGGTTCGGCGGGTCAGACATCGACAGGTCGGGGCACGCCCAGTAGGTGATTCCCCGCAGTAGTCCGACTGGGGAGGTGACGGAGGCATTAATGAACATGATTGAGATGCCGACGTTCGCTGTCCACATCCCCCCGCCGTACAGGGACAACCAATGTGATCCGTTGATCTCCGTCGGGCCTGCGCAGGCGTAGTCGTATTCGCCGAACGCAGCACCGGAGGCGCCGATCATCGGATAGTCACACCCACCCGGACCCGGCACCGACCCACCGATATCCGCGCGGACAGGAGCAGCCAACAACAGTGCTGCTGCGGGCAGCAGCAGAAGCCGTTTCATCTTTTCAGCCGCCGCACCCCGACACCGATACCGTGGATAGGATCCACCCACTTAGGTAGAGCCGACGTGAGGTGAGCTGCGACCGAGCCGATCACCGCGTACGCCAGAATTGGATGGCTATTCGCATACCGGGCGCTGGCCTGCGACAGCATCTCGTCGTCCGCGCACAGCAGATCCCACGCCACCACCCCAACCCCAAGCGCAATCCAGGCGCGGTCAGACGACCTCACAGCGCGTCCCTAGCTTTATGGACGGCCACCCGGATGGCTTTGTGTACCTCTGTGAGGTCGGCGTCGGGGGCCATCAACATTCTGAGGATCTGATCCTCCAACTCTTCGAGGAGGAGGTAGATGACGTTGCGGGTGACCCGCAGTTCTTCTTTGCAGGTGGAGCATTCCCGGCGCGCTTCCTCGGCTTGCTCTTTCGCCGTCTTATAGTGTTCGCGGGATTCCTGATACCAGTTCCTAGAGTCTTCGGCCTGCTTGTCGCGTTTGAGGTTTTCCTTGTCGGCAGCTTCCTGCTTCACCTTGTCCCGGCGACTCAGCACCAACCCGAGCAGCGTGACCGCCCCGCCGCTGGAAAGTAGGGCGGTGAGGATGGCGGCGACCAGTTCGTGATTCATCGCCGATACACCATGAGGATGGCGGAGATGGTGAATGCGATAGCGCCCCACGGCATCATGAACAGGGCCTCCATCAGACCTTGATGCCCGAGCAAGCCTTCAGCACCGAGGATGATGCCGGCGGTCCAGTAGACCAATCCGATCAGGAAGAACAAGACAGACAGGATGCGGGCGTGCGCGTTCAACCGGAGCGCGATCATCAACAGGGCGGCGAGAATGCTGCAGCACATGCCCATCCCGAACCCGTTATGCGGCAACTGCGGAAAATACGACCACGACGGGCCATACCAATACGCTGGAGACAGCATCAGCACCACGCCGAGGAGGAACGTCCACAGGGCGTAGCTCCAATAGACCGGCCCCGCGGCCATCACCATCGGATAGCGTTTCTCCTCGAACACCGCCGCGAGCCATGCCATCACAATCCCGATCAGGATCGACACGATCCCACCGGCGAGGATCAGAGGAACGACGGTGTTCACTTCTCGTCCCGGGTGACAACAATTTTCGCGATCCCCTGCACCGTCAGCAATAAACAGCCGATCACATAGGGGGAGATCACGAAAATGCTGTATGTGCCCTCACCGAAACTGACGGCAGAGATAGCGGACACTTCGTAGGCCAGCAGGACGAAGAACATGCACGCATGGCCGCCGGTCTGTAGGCGGATGCTGGTGTTCCACAACGCGTCCTGGTTTTCGGTGCGGGACTCCATGGACAGTCCGCACATGACGATCGTGGTCGCGACGATGTGCAGCCACACCCACACGTCGTAAACAAGGCTCCCCATCACCGGCTCGACGTAGGTTGCGGGGGCGGCGAAGAACGTGCCGTACATCCCCCACACCCACAACGCCAGGTAATAGACCCACACGAACGGGCGGACTTGCTCGGTGGTGATCGCCTTCCACAAGGCGGCTTTCACGCGGGCCAGCAGCATCCGCAGGCGGTTAGTCATCTCCGAGGGGATCTACCGGATTCCACCCATGCGTCACTAACGGCGACCCTTTATCCCCCAGCTTCGCACTGGACAGGGAAGTCACCAACGACAGGAACCCACCCGACATGGCCATCCCGCCAATGGTTTTCCAATCCAAATGCCACGCATCCAACGCCGACCCGCCCATCCCGGTCACAGCACCGATAGCAGCGCCTCGCAGCACAAGCTCGGCAACGCTTTTCCAGTACTGCAGGGTCCAGATGCTGTTCACCGGTGTCTCCTTGGTGATGATTCTTGCGGTTTCACGGCAGCAGCCCGCGTACCCAGTTGATGCCGCCATCCAAATTGAAGGGGCTGTAGTGGGGGTTGGTTCCGGTCTGGGCGATGAAGCCGATCCCGCTGACGATGGCCTGGAAGATGCCCCACACCTCATCAAACGGGGCCGTGAACAGGTTGGCGATGTCCGCCAGAATTGAGAACTGGTTGGAGAAGAAGTCCGAACGCGCAACCGCCTGGTAGATCGAGGCTTTAATGTCACCTTCGCGGGACGGGTTGGTGACTGCCCCCAGCACGCCGAGCAGCGGATTGGCCGCGGTCCCTCCGAGGAGACCGGTCAGGCTGCCGAGCAGTCCACTGTTTTGACTGAGGACCGTGCGTAAAGCAGCGCTCGTCGGCTCGTTGTCAGCGAAAATGTCGCCCTTCCGGTAAACATCCATGATCGGGAACTTTGGATTCAGTCCTAGGAGGTCGATACGCTTCAGCGGGTCGAGGCCGGAGTTCTGCGGCGGCCCGCCCTGTGCGCGCGACCAAGGCGCCACCGAACCCTTCTGGCGGCACGGATTTCCGTAGGCCAGCACACCGAGGATGTCGTTTTCTCGGGGGCTGCCGATCACGCGGTCGATCAGCCAGTCAGAGACGACGATCATCCCCTGGGAGAATCCGGCAACTACGATCTTGGTTCCGGGAGGGGCGAACTGGTTGACCCGGTTGTCCAGCTCGTTCACGCCGGAAGCGTTGTCGAACGGCAACGCACCATTGTTGTAGCCGGTCGGCAGGTGGGTGACCAGGCTCTCCTGCTCGAGGGCCTCAGCGGTACCCGCCGCGGGACCTACCCACATGTCACTCATGTGGCCTTCGACCGTGAAGAACGGGACACGTGGTTTTGGGATTGGTTTGATGAAGTGCGACTTGAGTTGCGAAGCGTAGTCGAAGATCCCGGTGACGGGCAGGCCGTAGCGGCGTTGCATCTCCGACACCACCGCCGCGGTGGCAGCGTCGTAAGTCCCGGTGGCGACAAGATTTCCCGCGTAGGCTTTGAAGTGGGTGGCGAGGAATGTCTGTATCTGCGCGACTTTGGGATCTACATCGCCCAAGCCCCAGCCCACCCATTTACCGTTTGCGTCTTTCATGCGCCGAATACCTTGTCTCTCAAAGTTTTGCCCTTCGAGGCCCAAGCCGGGTCTCCAGGTCCGAGCTGCGCCACGATGTAGCGGAGAAGGTCGGTGTCCGACGCGGCTGTGTACCATGCAATGAAAGCTTCGTCGGCGGCGCCGGATGTCGGCGGGACGGCAGGAGCGGGTGTTCCTGGGGTGTATTGCGCGACACGGGTGGCGAACACATCCCAGGGGAAGTTCAGTCCAACATCGGTGTGGGTGCTGCCAGGGCTCAACTGGGTGACGGTGATCGCGTTGTGGTCAGTGATCCCGTTTTCTTTGACCACTCGCGGATAGTCCTTACCGACCAAGATTTGGGTTGGGATGTTGAACGCCAAGCATTTTCTGACGGCCAGGTAGGCGGCGCTTTTAATACCGGCGGACATGTTGTCCAGCCACTCCTGTCGCGTCCAGTTCACTGTTGAGGTGGCGAAGCAAATGTTGATGGAGAACTCGTTAGCTGGGTCCAGCACTGACCAGGAGGCGACATCGTCGGTTTCCATGTCGTCTACGGAGCCGTCCGGGTTGATGATGTAGCCGTAGCTAACCCCGTTGCTGGCCATCCAATCGACAAACGCCGAGCCCTGCATCGACCCTTCCTCGGTGTGCAGGATGATGAGTCTCGGCTTGTAGCCTGCGCGGTCCTCGCAGTTGTTGTTGTTCTGGGTGAGGTCAGTTTCAGTGAACGGCGCCGGCCCGACCGGGGTTGGCGGCAGCGCGGGTACGGGCACATTTCCTCCTGAAGCGAGCTGGTTGTAAAGCGTTTGGGCGTCGGACATGCGCTGGTCGTAGCGATCCGGATAGGCCGACTGTTGAATCGCCTGCGCGTACGAGCCCGGAGTGTTGGTGTCGCTGTTGTAGTCGAGCTTCGCAAGCCGGGTGAAGAACAGCGCCGCCGATTTGTACGGGTCCATACATGTTGCGGCGTCGCCCCACCACCACGGCGGCCCCACCACCTGCTGCTGGAATAAGCCGACCGACGCGCTGTCGGAGCCGACCGCGTCGTGTGGAATCGACATGGACGCGGGCACTGCAGCGTTGGCGTACATCAGCCAGTTCGACTCGACGAACACGGTCGCGAACCCGATCACGATGCCTTTCGGGCTAATACCTAGATCGGCACCAGCCTGCAGGACTGCCGGCGCATACTGTTGCGCAGTCACAACCGGCCCCATGGGAGTCTCTCGTCGTCTTCGTCCCAATCGACGGTGGGCGCAATGAACGGGGCCGCAAGGAACACGACCAGCTCCAGAACACCGATGAGGGCGAGTAGGAGGATGGTGGCGTCGATGACATACCGGAGAACGCTCACCGGGTCACGACACCGCCGCCCAGAACGGGGTTGCGCTTGACGTAAGCGTTACAGGCGTGTGGAACGCTGTGGTGAGCCCAGTGTGGGTAGCATCAATGACGGCTCGGGGATGGGAGCTGATCAGGTTGGCCGCGCCCACAGAGCCGTTAGCAGAAGCGTCGTAAAAGAGCTTCGGCAGCGTGGTGCCAGTCGAAAACCACCCTACGTAATACAGTCCCGCTGCCACAGATTGCGCCACGGTCAAGGCCATTACTTTTACACCTGCCGATTGCCAGGCCGTTGACTGATCAGCGGTAGCAGACAACAGGTTTCCGCTGAAATCAAACAACCCGGCGAAGTTCTGCCCCGACGTAAGAGTCGCACCTGCCGTGTTTATAGCGAAAATCACGTTGGTGATAGTGACGGCTTGCCGGATAGGCAGGAGAGTGAGATACGCCTCCCCGGCAACCAGGGTTGTGGTGATTCCGTACGACTTTATTGGATCGCCGGACCAAGCTATGTAGCCGTAGTCAGTCGGGGCAAATGCACCCAGTGCCGGAACAGCGATAGGGGCGGACCCGTCGAATCCAACGCCGTTGATGTTCGCCGGGGCCGCGAGTTTGGTGGCCGTCGCGGCATTCCCTGTGGTGCTCTGATTCAGATAGCGCGAATCCAACTGGGACAGCGGCTCATCGGTGGAGCGGACGCCCCATTGAGCGGTGGTCGAGTTGTATTGAAGAATTAAAGTTTGGCCCTGCAACAGTAATTGCGCCGGGGTTGTGCTACCGCCGAGGAATGCGTCGGAACCGCCTGGGACGATTGTCGCTATGTTCGCCGAGGCATAGGCGGCGTCGTAGCGTTTAACGGCGACGGTAGAAAGATTCGCCGGGGCAGTCGGCAACGTAATCGCCACGCTGGCCGAGGAGCAGTCCACGATAACCCAATCGTTGACGCTGGCAGTGTATGGCGCTGTAGTAGCGATCGGGACCAGGGATGGGGCGATGGGGGTGTATCTATAGGTCATTGGCGCGTGAACTCCTCTACTACCTCGCCAGTGGCCGAACTGATGAGCCCCCAAGACTCGAGGACAACTTCGGGGTTTTCTTCCCTGGCTGATCTAACGACATGATCGACCTCGTTTTTCACGAGGTCTTTCGCGTCGTTGAACTCTTCAATACTGAAGAAGACGTGCGGGCCGTGGTGTCTTGCTTTATTTGTCTTGACGAACAGCACATACGGTCCGGGCTGCTGAATTTCATCCACAATAAAAGCCTCCTAGAGTTTAGTCACATCAACGGTGGCCGCTATAGCAGAGTGCCCCCTCGGCGATGGATGCGTGCCGTCGCCGGTCATGGTGTTCAAAGCGATAGGAACACTGCTGACCGTGGTTCCCGCGTTGAGAGTTGCCAGCGCGGTTGTGGAATTGGTGATCGAGTAAAGGAAGCCCGCCATCAGTCCACCGGAGGCCCCCGCGCCTGGAAGCGTGAACGCAATACCCTTGTCCCCACCCGATTCAATCACAGCGCTGTTGAAGGCTGCGTCGCTGGACGTGATGATGGTCGTACCTGACGTAATCGACGCCGTCGCCATCCGCGAAGGCGGCGCCCACAATCCAGATCCTAGCGAGGACTCAACCGGGGCCGCGATGTCAATAATTCCCGTAATCGGGTGACCAAAGTTACCGGCTACCAGAGCATTCGAAGTTCCAACAGCAACAGGCAGTAGGGTCGTCGGATCTATCGGAGCACCTGCCCGGACCCATGTGTTGTATATGGCCCGTTGCGGTGCGGACGACATCAACGTCTGGTTTACGGTAGTGGCCCAACCATCCGTGGACGATGTGAAGGGGGTATTCGTCGTTAGGTACACCCGTGAGATTCCGTGACGACGCACAGCGGTTGCGATGAGCACGTTGAGCGGTTCGACAGCAATCGCGTTAAGCGACAATATGTTTATGTCGTTGGAGACATATTCGATGATGGCGATATTTGCTCTAGTTGCGTAGGGAAGTCTGCGGAAGCTGCCGTTGGTCGACTGGAACGTGGTTGCGCGATCGCCAGGGAGGGCCAGATTCAGTAAGCCGCCCTTGCCGGTCACGGCTCTGATACCCCATCCGCCCTGATTAAGCGCCGGCCTATATTGCAACGTGCTATCGCCATACGCAGACGCCGCTGAGTCCCCGATCATCAAGACAGACTTAGCATTACGGTCGTTGACGCTCCCCATCAACGCTGCCGGGCCATACAGGTATTGACCGTTTGAACCGGCTACTGCCGCACTTCCTGGTGCGGTCAGGTCGGTAGTTGCTGTCCAGCCGCCATACGACCCGTAGGCCCCAAAAGACATCAGCCTGACGGGATAGGCCGTCCCGCTGGCCAGGAACGTGCGCACAGCAACAACGTCGCCAGCAGCTACTGTTATACCAACGGGGTCCGCGATAATACGCCCACCGGGATCTAGCGTCGCGGCGGTTCGTCCCCCAAAGGTCACCCTATAGACGGTGTTCACAACGGTGTTGGGGTTGGTGCTGCTGACGACGCGCACCGCGGCATTGAAACTTATTGGGCCTGTGGCATCTGTGTCTAGGAAAGTTGCAGTCGCCGTGTAGAAATGAGTGAAAAGCGGTGCGACGCTGGTGGCCGCAATGCCTACCGTGAACAGAAATTCGCTAGTCCCAACGGTAGATGTTGGTACAGCCCCAAACTGGGACGACCCGTACCCGGTATCGCCTATGCTGACCATCTTGTTAGCGCCTGAGAGTGCATCAATCGGCGCCAGATAGCGTTGATCATTTGCCGCAACAGGATTCAGCGATCCGGCAGGGGACCAGTACTTTGTTCCGGCAACCGAAATGACTTGGTATTCGCGTTGTTCCCCGGACATCGGCAACGTGGTCGACGTGCCGCCTGATGAATAGAATATGTCCGATCCAGCGCAGCTGAGCGTGACAGTGTTGGCTGAGATGTCGTCAGGGTCGCGGCGCACCGCCAAGCGTGCCCCGACACGCAGCCCGGACAGTGCGGGCAGCGGTGGGGTTAGGTTGCCGGAAGTGGCGTTGTAGTACGTGATCTGGCCGATAACCGGAGCAGTGCTTGTCGTAACGATGCTCACCGTCGACAACGGCTCTAACGTATTGACGCTGTTTACCGATAAGGTTCCGTCAGTGTTGTTGACGACCGCCGAGGTTTGTAACGCGGTGTTCGCCAAGCCTAATGCGGTCTGGGCCGCGGACGACAGCGCCACTGTGTTGCTGGTGACGGTAATGTCGGTGCCCGCTGCGATCGATTGCAGTGCTGTTGCCGCTAACCCCAGTTCGGTTTGCACTGCCGACGTTAGATCGGTCGCTGGGATACCGCCCGTGGGTTTGTTGTAAGCACCAAGATCGGTTCTCGCGGTGGCAGCATCAGGCGCGGTGAGTAGTTGACGCCCGAGTGTGGTGGCATCCGAAATGTTCGCCGATGCGACTGTCTGTATCTGCCCCGCCAAAACCCCGGCGGTTGGTGTCACCGCAACCAGGTTGATTGGTGTCGTATCGACGCTCGCAGCGAAAGTTACCGACTCCAAGGTCAGCGGGGCCCGCTGCTCACCGGGCTCCCGGTAGTAGACGTTGGAAAAGTCCGCCCTGTAATACAGGGTCCCAGTCAGGTTCAGCACCGCCGTGTTCGCCAGCAGATAAACAGGGACCAACGTGTTGTTATCAATAGTTGAATGGATAACTGAGGGCACCACGATCGCTGGGGGGGAGAGCGTGGGAACAGCCAGCACACCGCTTTCCTCGACCAGCATCGTGAATGACACACAACCGTTTATGAAGCCCTCAGTTGAGGATGGCTCCCAAGTTCCTGTGACCTCGAAATAGCTCAGCTGTGTCACTCGTCCTCGCTCACTTGGCTTTTGTGATCATGTTGGCGTGGATGCAGTCGATTCTGGCTCGGGCCTCAGCACACACAAAGGGATCTGCTATGACAGTTAACTGGTTGTCCTGCTTGGTTTCCGCGCCGATGGACCAGTTCGTTGAACCGGTAACGAGGAAGACGCCGTCGATGATGCATTCCTTCATGTGCATGATCGCGCCGTGCTCGCTACGTCCAGTCGCAACAGACGATGCGGGGTATTTCTCCTGGGTGAGTAGTTGGCGCTCGTGTACTCCCCCGGCCTGTGAACTGTCCAAGGTCAACTGGACGTAGCAGTTTTCCTGGGTCAGTTTGGTGCGCAGGATCTCCGCCAGCTCGGGGTCATCGAATCCGTACATCGCCACTACTAAAGACTTTGTGGCAGATTGCAAAAGGTATTTCAGTGCGCCGTGAACATCGTCCACGGGTGAGTAGAACGAGCGGTGCGTGTCCGGGTAGCCGGGAGGGAACGGACCTTTTTTGAACTGGTCGAGAACATCGAGGCGGGCGAGCGCGTGCGCAGCCATCAATACGTCGGTGTCGGGACGGTGACGGGGCGGCTGTAGGCGCCCTCGATGGTCGGCCGGATATCCAAGTCGAGAGGATCGGTATAGGTGTTCCACGTGGTGCCCACCATGGGAACGGGTTGCGTCATTGACCAGATGTAGGTGATGTTCCCGACGGTGTGAGAGACGTTCCCGGGCGCGGTGGGGCTCGGATCAATGTTTTGGTAGTTGGGGTGTACGGAGTTTTGGCCGCAGAACGCGTTGTATTTGGCGGTTGGCAGGCCAGTGCCGCTACCTGTCGGCCAGTCCGTCCAGCCGTCGTATTGCCTCTTGATTTCGGTGCAGGTGAAGCTAGTTCCGGATGGGGCTGTGACGTTGGCGCCGAACCAGTTCGGCAGCCACGCCCCCGTAGCAGGCCCGAGGGCGCCCCCATACACACTCACACTGTTGCCGATCCACACAAAGCTCAGGTCGGTCGGGGAGATGGTGGTGGTGGGGGCGTAGGCGTTCAGCCAGTAGTTGCACACCACAGCGCCGAGGCTGTGCCCGAACGCCACCATCGGTGCTGTGCCAGCAAGTAGGTAGCTGTTAAGCATTTGCGCGCCGGCCTGCACCGTGTTCAGGAATAAGCCCTCGTTGTTGTAGGGCACTTGGATTTGGTTGTGACCTTTGGTGATCTGCCCTTTGAGCATGGTCGGCATGTAGTTGTTGAGGCCGGAGAACGCGCCGCCGAGCATGAACACGGTTGTGGTCACTGATAGGCCGTAATCCATATTTGGCCGGGGGCGCCGTGGCCGCCGTTGGCTAGATAGGCGCCGCCCGCGCCGCCGCCGCCCGGGGCTGCGCCGTTCGCGTTGGCAATGAGTTCTTCAGCGCCGCCCATATAGGTGGTGTTACCCAGGCCGCTTGTGTAGACAAGGTTTCCGGGGCTGAGCCCGAAATAGGTGGGGTTCGATCCCGATACGGCGCCGCCGGCTGCGGTGATCGCTGGCCCGGTGTATCCGGTGATGGTGACCGCGCAGCCACTTCCCGCGGCGCCGTTGCTGATCTCGATGACACCACCCGCACCGCCCTGCCCGATGGTGTAGGTGAATGCTGTTGTGGTTAACGGAACATCGATGCCGTAGGTCAGTGTGAACGCTGCCCACACGCCGTGGTTGCCGCCGGAGCCGTAAGAGAAAATGGTGGAACCTGGTCCGCCTCCGCCGCCGTCACCGACCAACACAATATCGATGAGGTCACCCAACGCCATCCATGTCGGGACGGTGTATGTGCCAGACGCGGCGGTGAGGGTTGTGACTTCCGGGTCGTGCTGTGGCACCCCGAGGGTGCCGCCTAAGCCGAACCATGGCACGTTGTTGCTGTAAGGGGGGCCGGGTGCCGCGATCGTGGACGGCGGTAATGCGGGGGTTCCCGCCAGCCTTATAGTGACCGCACACCATGGGTTTGATGCACCGGCTGTTGCTGTGACACTAAAGCTTCCGACGGTGGAGCTGTCGCACACCATGAGGGCCGGGTAGTCGTTGCCACCCGAGTTCCATGCGGCGCGTTGGTTGGCTCCGGTGGGTGTGCCGATGGATGCGCTGGACAGCGAACCTATCGACATGAACGCCACAATGGTGAGCCCATCAGCGATTCCGGTGGGTGATACAGCAAGCGCCGTACCAGAGCCGGCGGCGCTGCTGGTGGACGCGGTTGTTGTTGCGGCATTCTTGTAGGATGTTGCGCGTATCGACACCCAGGTTATCGCCGAGGATGAGTTATTCACTGTGACGCTAACAGTTTTCGCTGTTCCCGAACCAGCGCCGGCCAACCGGAAAACTTCCAGTAACCCGTTGGATGCGGTGGTGTTGGGGCTCAGACTGGTCCCAGACATGGACACGCCGCCATAGGTGGTGACTATCGACGTGATCGCGGTGCCATTCGAGTAGGCGGCAACCGAAACCACCACATCATCACCGACTGGGGCAGTGAACGATTCGGTCCAGTTAGGGCTTGTCGACGCAGCTAGTGAGGCGCGCACCCCCGTGGTGTCCGCCACATCGAAAACTACCGGGGTGATGGAGTTGCGTGACCCACCCAACGACTGCGGAAACGAGGGGGTGATCGTGTTCACCGGCAAATAATGGTTGGGCTCACCGGCAATATTGAAGCTGGTGCCCGCGGTGCCTTCCATCATCAATTCCACCGCGTACCAAGCACCCTGGACGCTCACGAACTGATCAATGGTGGGGATTGTGGTGTAGTTCCATCCCGCTGCGGCGGTGGTGACCGGCCCGATAGTGAACATCAACGTGCACGCGCCCGTCGTTGTGTTCAACGAATACACACTCAAATACAAAGTGAGGCCAGACCCGACTGTGGGTGCCAGCCAAATGATGCTCTGCTTCAAACCGGCGTCCGGTGTGCCGATATAGCCGATAACGGAGCTGTCCGGTGTGACCGCCACAACCTTGGAGGAATCGGTGATCTGAGACACAGGGAACACAGCGTCGGCGGTCGAATCTATCGCCAGATAGGAGGGTTTATAGATAGCCCGGTTGGTGAGCGCCTCGGCGTTGGTGGTGCCCGGCCACGGGCCCGCATTGGCCACACCGCTGAGCCATGTCGCTAATTCGCTTGCGGTGGTGACAGAGAAACCTAGGTCGGTGAACAGGACATCCCACGCCGTGAAAGCGGTTTGCGCGTTACCACCTATCGTTTGCAGCGCAGCTATCAGGGCTGTCACATCAGTGTCGGCCTGCCCGACAACACCGTTGATCAGACTCTGAAAATTCAGCGACGACTGCTGCAACACAGAGGAGATGAAGTTGAAGAAGGATTGCGCGTCGGCGAGCCACGCCACAAGATCCAAACCAGTGGCTTGGTCGATCGCCGTCAAAACGTTGTTGAGGAAAAGCTGCTCGGCCTTCGCTAGCGCGGCGGGGATCTGGTCGTTGAGGTGATTGATCTGCGCAGCAGTAACACTTATTTGGTTGTTCGGGTCGTGGGTGACCTGAAGGTTCTGCGAGAAGAGATCAATCTGGCGGGGCATCGCTTTATACGACGCCAGCGGATGGGGTGATCGTCACCGGACCTTGAGCGGAGTTGGTGATCGGCGTGGACAGGATGCACCAATCCACCATGTTGTTACCCGAAGACCCCGAGCACATGATCAGGTACGGATACGTTCCAGCCGGAAGGTTGATCGTGACCTGCGATCCGGAGGCGGAGCCGTTGGCGTGGGCGGTCCAGGTGGTGGCCTGCCTCGCATACGCGGGGGAACCGCCTGTGGCTTCGTTGAGGACTGTGGAGGTGGACCCGGGGGGCCCTGTGCACAGTCCGATGTAGTTGCCTAGTGCGGTGTAGTCGTTGCAGATGTTCTGCGCGGTCGTTAACTGATTCACCTAAACCCTTTCTAGAAGTGCCATGTCGCGGACAAGGTGACCCGGCCACCGAACGTCCCGAAATAGGCTGTCGGCAAAGCCCTCTCAGTACCCACCGGTAATGCGAGCATCCCTAGTTGGGCGTCGGCTGGGGAGAAGCTGTAGGCCGTCGCCAACCCCGTGTTCAGGAGGTTGACGTAGACGGTGGTGTTCGCGCCGGCCGCGGTCTGCGCATACCCGTTTGTGGGACTCATGGCGTTTGATGGGGCGCCCGTTGAAGAGGTGTGGGGGACGATGGTGATCGACCCGGACGTGTTCGCGTTCCCGTAAGCCACCAACGGTCCTGAACCTGGGTCACCGATCCGAACCTCCACACTCAGTAAGGGTGTGAAGGATAGGTCGATGCCGGTGATATCAATCTGCCCGGTGATCCACGGCTGCCACGCCCACTGCTGCGTCGGGGCCTGCCACGTGCAAATCGTCTGCGACCCACCCGTAATCCCTGAATAGGATTGGAACGCGGACTCAGGGATCGTGTAGGGGCGGGGCATGATGTCGCCGATGTCCATCGGCTGAAAGATCGGCGCCCCACCCAACGTGTATGCCCCGTTAAACCCCAGCACCTGCCCGACCGTGGGTGGGGTGGACAGGTTTACATCAGGGCACTGCGACAGCGCAGACGCCGGGCCTTGCGGGCCCGTCGGGACAGCAAGATTCAACTGCCACTGCGGATTTGAATTCGGACCTGACACAGTGATGAAGGAGGTGAGGTCGGAGTCGATCAAATCCACAACCGGGGTGATCACCGGATACGGCCCCGGGGGGCCCTGCGACCCCATCGGCAGTTCACGGAACTCTGTCCCGTACCAGATGTATGCGGAGGTGGAGACAACGTTGCCGTTGCTGTCCTGGTTCGCGAAAATCCAGTACCTTCCGATATCCGCCGACGTGTTCGTGAGGCTGGTCGGAAGATCCGCTGGGGCTGCGAGGCCATCATTCTGGAACCTCAACGCGAACTGCGGATTACCCTGCGGCCCCGCCGGGCCCTGCAACACCGGAACAGTTAGCACACCTTGATCACCGAACATCTCCAACGTCGCCGCGAACATGTTCGGGGTTGTCGGATCGGTAGCCACACCCATCAAATGCACGTTCGCCAGAATCGTCCCCAAAGGGACCGTGTCACCGACACTCAACATCTGAACAACGTTGTCGGTCACGGGACTCCTTCAATGTGGTCTACATAGTTGATTTCCGGCTTCACATGCCACAGAGACTGATCCGGGACGTCATCGGTCGGGCCTTCAGCCGCACTCCATGTGGGAGCGCGCACCAGCTGCTCATAAAACGTTTTCGCGGCTTCCTGCATCTCCGCCATCTGCGGTGCCACCGCTTTGCAGTCCCGAATCAACTGCCCCAACGCTGCTCTCTGCTCCACGTTAAGTTTCGAAACATCAACGCGCTTAACAGGTTTGTTCATTATTAACCCTCAGCCAAATAACGTGCCCTCGCCGAGGAACGCGGCGAAAGCTCCGTAGACCGCGTTGAGCGCGCGCATCCCTCTAGCGACGGGGTCTTGTTTGTCTTTGTCGTCCCCAACGGAGATGGTGCACAGGACTGGGGATTGGCGGTCCCAGGTGCGTTTGATGGCGGTGATCTGGTCGACGTAAATAACACCGTCGAACTCCCACCCGGCGCGCTCCCCTAAGCGGGCATCAACGTCGAGTACCCAGGGCATGCCCGACAGGACCTGCGCTTGAAATCCATAATAAGCCCGGGTATTGAAGTCCGCCTGGCGTAGGGACAGGATGGAGGACAGGGTGTAGGCGACTTGGGTGCCGCGCTCAAAATGCTCCTGATACGCCAAATCCCCGGTCCACACAGCTCGTGTGGGGTTGGTGATGCGCTCCCAGGCCAGTAAGACGTTGTCGAGCTGCCCTTGGTAGAGGGTGTCAAGGCCGGCCCCGATAGGCGGTCCACCCTCGACAGCAACGCCGCCCAAACCGCCGCCAGCCGCCACCACTGTCTGAATCTGCGATAGACCGAACTGGATTCCGAACGTTTGGGCTTGGTTGACAATTGAGGGGCTGCGTCCACCGGTCATCATGGTCAATGGGGGGGCTTTGTAGAGGGTGTGTTGTTTGTTGATGACGCGGTCGAAGGTGGATTCCCGCCAAATCACCTTCGGCGGTTGAGGTGCCACACCCAACAGGGCTTCGGCGATGGGTGCGGTCGGGTTGATCACATCAATAACCGGTTCACCATCGAGTGTTTGACCGGTGTCCGCGTTGATCAGAACACTGGTGAATAGGTCGTCGAAGGTGACGCCGATCAGGTTCAGGATGCCGTCTAACGCGGTCCCGGCGGGGCCTGCCTGCCCGGACATGTCCTCCAGCGAAAAGACGACACAGTTCCTGGTGGGCATCGTGAACGCTTGAACCTCAGCATTCCCCAGTGCTTGCACCAACTGGTCCGCTGAGGACAAGCCGAGGGCGTCGAGGATGTCGATCGTCGCGGTTTCGGTGCCGGTGATGATGTTCGCCAGCTCCGGGTTCGGGGAGTCGGTGTCCTCATCCTTCAGGAACGTGTAGGCGCGCAGAACGACTCCGCAGTCTTTCAGCATGTCCACGGTGGAGGCGTGCCAATCCGTCCACGTCGCCCCAATGGCCGTCCACCGCGACTGATCCCGCAACGGATCAACGAACGCCACCTGGATCGGCCACGACAGGGGGTTGAAGTCCGCCAAGATGTTCTGGTCTATCAGGGCTGGGTTGATCCACGACAGCGGGTTGAAAGCGTTTGTGATCGTGGATATTCCGGGGGTGAACAACCGCATCAGGTTGATCATGAACGTCGCAAACAAAATGGTGCGGATCGGGCCGGGTAGGACCCAGATGCGTAATGGCTGTATTTCCGGCGCGAACCACGGTGTGGCAGCGATCAAAAGTTTTTTGGCGTGCTCCCGCACACTTAAAGCGATGAGTTCGACTGTGGAGGTGCCGTCTTCGTTGCGTTTGACGTTGATCTGATGAATCTTCCCGCCCCACCGCGTCTTCCACGTTCGCTGGGTGGGTATCGGATCAATCAACAGGTGTACGTCTGTGTAAACCTGGATTTGGTTGACCATCCAATCAACCAAATAGTTATCGTATGTCATGACGACACGCGCGGTGCCGGTGTCGGACATGAGTTCTTCGGTGTCGCAGGACAGTTCGCCGACGATCTCTGCCATCACATTCATGTTCTGGTCGGCCAGCCGGAGCATCGGCCTCTGCTGGGCGGAGATTTTCCGGACGTTCGCCTTGTTCACCAGATACGTCAAGGCTGACAGCGGATCCTTGATTGGGTCGGGCATTCCGTCGGTGCCGTTGGGTGCGAATGCGCCGTCGAGGATTTTCGTGAAGTTCACCGCGAGCGGAGGCAACAAGGCTGCCAGGGTTGGGTTTTCGGGGAACCCGTACAGATCAAACGACGTCATCGGCCGCGTCTGTAACGTTGCGGGACGAAGGCTGTCACAACGGCGTTCACGTTGGTGTGTTTCACCGTGAAATGCGTCGCCGTTTGCGGGGGGATGGTGTGCATGAAGCGGGTGAACTGCCGCTGCCAGATCGGCTGATCCGACTGATCAATCCCCGACAGAAAGAAATTCAGAATCCCTGATGAGCGGGCGATGTCGAAGAACACGTTGTCGACCGGGTCGTTCTCGGCTTGCAACGGAACCTCACCCGGATCGGTATTCACCAGGACCGCACCGTCGGCGGGGAAAATGGTGGGGAGGGCGACCATGCGAGCGGAGTTGTTGTCCTGCACCTGACACAACCCGGCCCCTACGATCAGGTAGTAGGCGTGGGTTTCCACGTCCCCGCGGTTCGCCAAAACAATATTCCCCGAGTAATAGCCGTCGCTGCCTTGCGGTCCTGATGTCAGGGCTTTCCACTGCCCGAACACCGTTGGTTTCGAGTAATACGGGAAGGGGGCGATCCAATTGATGTCCCATTCGGCGAAGTTGTTGCCGAACGCGACGGGGTCGAGCTGCTGCGCGGAATCCACCGTTTTGTAGGGCCACACTTGTATCCACCGCCAGCCACTGAGTCTTGTGAAGACTCCGAGCCAGCCGGGCTGGTTTTCGATCTGGCCGGCCCACCAACGCTGCTCAGCCATCCGATACAGATAGTTGTTCTTCCCCGCTATTTGGACGCGGAAGTTGATGAGGCGTTTGTTGATGTTGGTGCGTTGCACCGTCGCCCCAGCCTGGAACGCACCCTCTATGAGGACTTGTTCGAACGGGATGTGCTGTTCCCCTTGGATGGTGGGGCCGAGCTGCACACCCTCCCACCCAGCCAACGCCCCGTTGAGATGGAAGACGTTGCTGTTGGGGTCGATGTAGATGACCTGCGTTTGTAGGGCGGCAAGGTATTCGGGGTACTGCTCCAGGGTGTTGTAGCTGCTGAGTTTCCCTGTGTAGGAGGCGGTCTGCCCGATGGGTATCGGGTTGATAGGGGCGGTCATTGGTGCGGCAGGTTCCCGCCGCTGGTGACCATCGCAGGCATACGGTTCTGTGCCCCGTTAAGCGTCTCGTGCAGATCCTGGGTCGGGCTACCTTGGCCGTATTGGTTCACGTTCAACTGTGGGCCGGTGTCACCATAAAAGTGGTTAGTGGTGGTGGTTTCACCTGTGCGGACGTTCTGAGCCCCCCCGGGGCCGACCGGGACCGACCCAGCATGCGGGATCAGACCACCCAACCCGGGGAGCATCGAACCCCCGCCGCCACCACCGAGGGAGCCGCCGCCTTGCTGGCCGGCGAACTTGTTTATCAGTCCCGTCGCGAGTTTCGTAATCCCAAACTGCAACGGATTCGATGAGCCACCGAACGTTTTGAACACCGAGCCGTCGAGCCCGAATTCCTGCAACACACCATTGACCAGACCTGAGCCGAGCTGCTGCCCTTGGGATTCCGAGCTACTGCCACCAGCGCCGCCGCCGCTGGGGTCGGCTGGCATGGTGTAGAGGGGATCATGCTGCGCGCCGGTAGGTGCACCCCCTGAGAGCCCCCCGTTGCTGCCGTTCATGGCTAGGTGGGCGTGCTGGTCGAACTGAGAACTGCCGGCCCCTACTGAACCGCCGAGCGCGAATGCCCCTGATGAGCCACCAGATTCAGCGTTCATCCCACCCGGCAATGTCGCCGCGGTGTGACCTGAGTTGGGGTCGGAGCCGTGGTTGTACCAGCCGATGTTGAGGTCGTTCGGGCCGCCCATGCCGGGTTGGAAGCCGTGGGACATCAGCCACGAGCCCTCGTTCTGGGTGGAGAACTGCACCGAGGGTGACATGCCCAACGCCGCAGTAGCAAGCTTGGAAACCATTCCACTGCAATCGTTTCGGAGCTGCTGGCTATACGGGGTGACTTGAAGGGACTGGGCAACCCTGTACAGATTTGAGATACGGTTACCGGAGGCGTGGAGTTCGGAGGGGCTCGACGCGGACGGGGAGACACTGTCGGAGAAACTCGGTATTGGGGGTGCCGCACTTGCACTCGGTGCCGGTGTGGCTGAACTTATCGAACCAGGGCCGGTTACCGGTAAGCCGCTGGAGAAGGCCCCGTAGGCGTCCGCACCCGATCCGAGAACATCGCCGCCGGTTCCTAAACCGGTCACGTCGCTGAGATCGACGCCGGAATGGCCACCACCGGGTGCGGTCGCGTGAACGCCGGGGATTTTGTTGAGCGTGTCGGCTATCGCCTGGTCGTACTTGTTGCCCTTCCCGCGGTTGTCGATGATCGCAGCGTTGCCGCTGCGGCGGATCTCATCATCAACATCTTTCGCGGCAGCAAACGCGACCGCCAACGGGCCGGCTAACCCTTCGATCGCCGTACCGATTTCGCCGATCTTCCCGGGCAAACCGTTGAAGATGTCGGCGAATCCCTGCGCGGTTTTCTTGGCCTCATCAAATTTATTGATGGCGTCCTGCACCGGCCCGGGAAGGTCTTTGACCCCTATCCCAAGTTTGCCGACACCGTCAATGAGTTTGGATACGCCGCCAACAGTGTCTCCGGAGCCGAAGGCTGCGAACGCTTGCCTGGTCGTGTCGGCAGCAGCCTTGACGCCGCCCACTTTGTCTTTGATGTTGTCGATCCAGGACTCAAAGCCCTGGCCAGCGGCTTTGGAAAGTGCACCGCCGACCATCCCGGCGATGCCCTCGTTTCCGAAGGCTGACGTGAACGCCCCGCCGACAACATCCTCAACGCGGGCGGAGAGTTGGCGTTTGATGTCGGGGCTGATCGCCCCAACCATCTCTTTGCCGATGTCCCCGACAGCATCCCGGAACTTGGAGTGCGCCTTTTTACCGGTTTCTTGGAGTGCGTCTTCGACCTTGGAGGATTGTTCTTTGACGCCGTCGGCCATCGACTCCGACGCATCATTCCCAGCCTTGTGGAAGACGTCTTTGACTTTGCCGGTGGCCTTGGTGAAGGAATCGTGGATCTTATCGCCGATACCGGAGGTGGCCTTACCGAAAGTCTCGGTGGCGTCCTTCCCTGCTTCTTCCATCGCCGGGCCGAGCTTGCTCGTCTCGGGCATGATGGGAACCCAGAGGACTGAAAGATCAACGTGGGACGGCATCTAGCTAGGCCCTCCCTTTTGTGTTGAAGACTTTCGCGCGGTGCGCCTCATAGTCCGCGATGGACGTAAACTCACTTTTCGTTTCCGGCGCAACAGGTTTCCGGTAGGTGCGCCAGTCCGGTTGGTTCGTCTCCAACGACGCCAACATGGTTGCGTTATCCAAGACGTGACATACGCTTGATCCTGGTGGTGCGGCGACGATCAGCGAAAGAACTTCCGGGGCTGTGAGTTTCGGGGTGAACATGTCGGTTGCATGCAACCCAAGCACCAGCAGGTCACGCTGGACTGCGTGCCAGTGGAAACCGATGGCACGCACCAGCAGCGTTATTCCGGGGGTAGCCCGGCTTCTGGGGGCTCACTCAAATCTTTAAACCATTTGGAGAAGAACTCTTCCCGCTCATCATCCGGTAAATCGAGGACACGTTCCTGAACATGGTCGGGGACTTTCGCGCGGTCCATGAACTCGAACGTTTGGTACGCCTCGGAGAGTTTGCGGACCTTCCACAGGAACTTGATGGCCTTAACGCCGTCGACTTCTCCCCACAGGACAGAGGATTTCGGGAACACGATCGGCTCCGAACCGTCTTCCGGGCGGTAGGTGAACGTCGGCTGATCCCCATACAGGGACTCTGTGACTCTTTCATCCACTGCGGTCACGTGTGGATACCGTCGTCGGTGATCTCATACACGAAGTTTCCGGACGTGTCGGGGAACGCCTCCATCGTCACGTCATACACAGCTAGATCCATGTGGGTCCACTTGTAGGCGCCGATCTCGGTGACACGCGCGATCGGGAGGGCTTGGCGGACGGTGGCCAGCTGGTAGAAGCCCTCAAACACCCACACCGCGTTCAGGTTCAACGTCGCGTTCAGGTTGCTAGTGGTGAGGGTACCCACGGTGGTGGTCGCCGCGGTCACCGACACGTTGCCGTCGGAGTGGACTGCTTTCAACACATCCGCATCCAACGGCTGCAACAGCTGGAACTTGAACTGCACCGAATAGGACTGCTGCAGCGACGCAACCAAAGATCCGCCCCACGCGAACTTCTTCGTGTTAGGGCGGAGTTCGTTGCGGGTTACACCCTGGTCCCCCACATACCCCAGCGACACTAACGGCGATGTGAGCGCCGTTGTGGTGTCGGTGGGCAGCGTGGTTCCCAAGGGGGCACGCCAAATTCCGCCAGCGATATTAGGGGCTACCGCGAGCGTCTGCGCGACGTTATTGCCACCCGTCATGGCTTTCCTTCTCTCTCTGTGTTAGGGATTCCACTGCTGGCCGGCCACACGCCACGTCACACTCGCTCTGTAGCGGGGAAGGATCACATCAGGGTCTGTTAAGCGGTGCGGCGCAACCACACCCATCACGCCGACCACATACCAGCCGTTGATGGTCTGCCCGCGCCCGGCGGCCATGAGTGCGACCGCTTGGGCGGCGACTAGGCTGGCCTGGACTTCATTCGGGGAGTAGCCGTGCAGAATGCATTGCACGTCGTACTGGAAGCGGTTGGGTTTCGACCCGCCGCCGTATTCGAGTCGCAGAAACCCATTCACCGTGTCAGATGCCACATCCGGTGTTGGTAGCCGTGTCGCTACAGGGGTTGGTGCAAGGTTCGGGGCGAGGAAGTCTACTGCCAGAGCCTCGATGTCGGGGGGGAGGAGGATCGGGTCAACGGTCTGGAGCGTCATTTCCCGCCCATCGCCGCCGCCGCTTTCAGCAGGACGTGGTGTGTCATTTCGATGCGGATGCCCTTGCCGTCTATCGGATGCACATACGCCCGCGGCCGGGAGTGGTCGGGGTTGTCTTCAACAACCTGATCCCACGCGACCAGTTCGGCGTTCTCCGAAGTCTGCACCAGGACACCGAAATGCCCTGTCGTCCTGCGGCCCTTCCAACTCTTGGAGGTGAGTTCGGCTTGGCAGAGGTCGTCCACGATTTGCCGCATCTCCACGGCTTTCGCCGCGATGTGCTCCAACACCATGGGCAGGTGCCGGATCTGGCGGTGCTGCTCGTCGGTAAGTTCCATCAGTTGACCCTCCGAACGTGCACTGTCCCACCGAAAATCGGTGCGTAGCGTTGCCACGGCAAACCATTCGACCAACTGACGGGTCTGCCTTGGACTTCGTAGGCCAACCATTCGGTCCCGTTGTTCACAAGGATGTTGTCGAGCTTCTTGTATAAGGTTGGGTCGGGGACTTGGAGGATGAGGTCGATGATCGTGCGCTCGACGTACTCCACCGAGATTGGGTCTACCCGACCGTCGCCCAACTGTTGAATCCCGATGATGTACCGGATGATCGGAGCAGACAGTGCACCGGTGGGGTTGCCGTGTGAGTCCGTCCCAGTCACCGTGAAGATTTGGTGCTGTATCTCAATCTGGTTGGGGAAGATCGGCATTAGAACCTGACAAGGGTGAACGGACCCAAACGTCGCCGTTGGTCATCCGTCAACACAATCCCGAGTGCGCCCATGCTGATCGTGTACGGCCCCGAACTGATCTGCGTCGCAACCCCTGATGGCAACTCCATGGCGCGGTTCGCTAACTCCATACCCACCGCAGCAACAGTGAGCGGAAGCGTCGAATAACCATGCGTATACGTGACTTCCGCATGCCGCGCCAACGGAGACGGGTATTCGCGGAAAGGCTGTTCAGACTCCAACGGCCACAAAGGCCACTCAAAATACTGTTGCCGAAACCGTCTGATATAGCCGGCTTGATGCCAGTGATAGGTTGACGGGTCGGTTTCCAGCCCGTCAATCGTTACCGTCGCAACATCAGTCACATACAGGCTTGGGAGCATGACCGTGCCGTCTGGCTGGATCGGAACCTCCTCCGTCACCGTGACCGACGGGAAGATGTGCCACTGGCAGAAGTTGCGGATCGTGTCCCCAACCGCCGACAGGAACCAGTTCGGGTCAGACGCCTGAAACGACGCCAAATCATCAGAGTTCAGCAGCGGCTCACCCAAAGGGCTGGTCATGGCTGCCTGATCCAAATCTGGGTGAGTTCCGAATACACCTGCGGCGCCGTACCGTCACCGCGAACCTTCGTGACATACCGGTACACGTATTGATCCGTGTCCGGTGGCACAGTTTCCGGGGTGAAAGGACCGTCGGTCACTTCGCGTCTTTAGTCACCGCGGTCGTTGACACCGGAGGCTTCTTTTCCTTCGGCGTAACCACTTTCGACTTCGTTACCGGCTTCTCGTCATCGAAGTCGGTGCCCTTGAGTGGGGGGTCGCCGCGCTCAAGTTCGTAGTCAGAGATTTTGGTGGTGTAACCCATGAGTCCTCACTTTCAGGGTTGATGAAACGGGCCGGGCCATTACAGACCCGACCCGCTCCGTCAAGGGATTACGGTGCGTTCTTCAGCTGGATCAGCTCGAACAGCTCAGGACGCTCAACCATCAGACCAACACGTTCCTCCGAACGGCAGGTCCACAGGTTCTGCTCAAAATCGGTGCCATTGACGTTGGTGATGTCGGTGCGCAAACCACCACGCCGCAGAATCCGGTTCCAGCCAGCGAAGTCACCAACCAAGATCAGCCCTTGCGGCATAGCCGGTGTGGTGACAATCTTTTTGCCCCACAACGCGAACTGGTTGGTGGCCTGAGGTGTTGGCTGGTTCTGGTTGTAGCCGTAGTCCGCGCCGAACATCGAACCGCCGTAGTACTGAAGGTTGTTGTCCTTCGCCAACCTGATCGTCAGGAAGTCCAACGGGTTCATCAGAATGGCGTCCGGCTCGAAGAAGTGCAGAACCCGGATGTCGACGATGGCGTTCAAGATGCCCTCAGCGATCGCCACACCCGTTGGTGCGGTGCCGGTGGCGCCCGTGCCGATCACCGCGCGACCGGGGGTCACTGAGGCGACTGTGTCCGTGCCTGCACCGATACCGGAGGTGCCCGCGGCAGGCCACACCAGGTTGGTGATAGCCGTAACCGTTTGCGGGGCTGTGAAACCACCAGAGCGGTTCAGCAGACCGTTGACACCGGGATAGCCGGAGCCGGCGACCAGTTCGATCTCTTCTTTACGCTGCACACCTTGAACGCAGCGCTGCTGGATCAGGGACCAAATGTAGCCGGCGTCCTGGATCATTTCGTCTGTTGCCCGTTCAAGGTTGGCGATCTTGCCGACCTGCTCGGTGTAACGGGTGAAGGTGTGCGTCGAGGTGGGTTTCGTCGCACCTTCCAAGGTGGCGGCGGCGTTGTTGGTCCACGTCGACTCACGCACATACGTGACGACCGGCGACTCCACCGCATAGGTGGGCATCAACTGCGCCACCACATTCTCGTAGAACCGCAGATCCACCACACCCGGAATAAACTCGGGGGCGATGAACGGTCCCGCAGTACCAGCAAGGAAGTACGCGCCTCCCGCTAGTGCTACGGGGGTTGTGGTGCCGGATGCGCCTTCACCGGAAAGTCCGGTCACACCCTGCGTTTTCATTCGCAGCTCGTCTTGATAGCTCTTGAGCCCGAACTCGAATGTTGCCTCGCCGCGTTCACGGTTAGCGGCGGCTTCCTTCAGCCGTGCGAAACCATCCCGGTACTGCTTGAACTCGGCTGGTGCTTCATGCTCGGGTGCGTTGCCGCTGGGCTGCGGGTCTGCTGAGCCGGCAAGACCTTGCGCGGCGCGCAGAGTCTTGATGGCAACGCCGATCTTCTCCGACTCCGACTCAGCCTTTTCGCGAACTGAAACCAGTTCATCGAGGGTGATGTCATCGGCCTCAAAGGCTTTCAGTTTTTCGGTGACCTCGCGCCGCAGCTCTTCGTTCTGCCGGTTGAGGGTATCAATGCTAGGCATATCAATCCTTCGTGTTCATGCTGATGAGGAACGCGAGAGAGCGCGCCTTCTCAGCTTCTTTAGCTTTCAGGTGTGCCACGTCGTCGGCGGATTTGTCGGCGGCATCAGCGGCGGCGGATTTCTCGGCGGCGGCGGGTGCAGCGGATTCCTCGGCGGATTCCTGCGGCGATCCAACACTTTCCGTGCTGGAAGACTTTTCGGTAATACGTACTCCGGCAGCTCCCCCGCTGCCTCCCTCCATCTTGAAGCCCTCAAAAAACAGGCTTTTGTTGGCGCCGTCAGCGGTGCCCGGGTCGGCATCAATATCGTTGAGGCATTGCGCCCCCAAATGGCAGGCAGCGTCGTGGATGGCCTGCACCATCTCGTCATGCTTAGGAACTTGCGGGTTATCCCCAGATGCGGACAGTCCGCCTTCGGTTTTGTCGAGCGTCGCTGCTTTCGAGGCGAGGACGACGGCTTCTGGGTTGGCGGGGATCGCCACAAAAGCGGCGTTCAACAACTCGCGCTGAACCCCGTCGTTCTTCTGATTCTTCCGTTCTGCATAGGTCACCGACACAGAGTTGATGTGGCCCTCGTTGACGAGCTGGCGAACCATCTGCGCGTACTCGGTGCCGGCGTAGGTTCCTTTGCCGATCATCCGGTTCCCCTCAATCGTGGGAACCGCGGACCCGACGGTCTTTTCGAGGCTGCGACCGTGATCGCCGTCGATGTGAATCCTCGCCGGGAGTGGAGTTCTCCATTCGTCGGCCCATAGGTTTTCGTCGTCCCGGTCCATGGTTTCGGTCGACAGGATGACCTCAAACTGGCCGGGAAAGTCGGATTCTATGGGCGCGACTGCTGCGTCCACGCTTTTAGTGACTACGTCCATTACGCGATTCGCCTCTCTAACAGGAATTCGCACGCCTCACGCACGCCGTCTTGATCCCCGGTTTTGTTGATCTGCTCGCGGGCCGCCTGTTGCAGCGTGTGATTACGCCCGAGTAGCCCGGACATGTCGCGGATGTGTTTTTGCACGGCAGGTGTCGGAACATCTGTGCCACCAGCGCCGTTCAGCGCAGGAACGTGGGTACTAGCGCCGCTGTCGCTATTGACTGCGGGGCTGCTGTCTGTGGGACCGGGGGCGACGCCGGCTTGTGCCAGCGGCACCATCGCCCCTTGGACGTAAAGATTGTCGGCTTCCGGACCAGCAACATTCAGATCAAAGTATTGGCGTGCTTCAGCCGGAGTCATGATTCCAGACACCACCAGATCCTTGACGGCCTGCGCGCGTTGTTCGAAGGCGCCGCGAAGTACTTCGGCGACAGCGAACTTCATCACCTTTGGGCCGTTGAAGTCCCGTCCGACTTCCCAGTTGATGACGGATTCGATGAACTCAATCCTGGGTGCCATGCTGTCGCGGTAGAGGGAGCGCATGTTTTCGGTGATGTTGGAGAACGTGGCGTGGTCCATGATCTGCAACGAAGATGGCGGTAAATCCATGACCCCGCAGACTTCTTCGCGGTTCAACTGCCGCGCCTCGAGGTAGGCCATGTCGACGGCTTTGGATTCGATCGGTTTGAAGGTGAGACCGTCCTCGAGGAGGACGACGCGGCCGTGGTTACCGGTGCCTTGGTGTTCGGACTGGAACGCCACCTTCAAGCGTTCGCGACCCAGGGTGCCGAGTTCCCGTTCGCTCTCGACCACGCCGGAGGGGTTGGTTCCGTTCTTCCACGACGCCGACATTGATCGGCGGGCGGAATCCTCATTCAAAAGGGTGGAGCGGAGGGGTTCCATGCGGGAGATACCGCGCATCATGTTGTCGGGGTTGAACTCCCGGAACGGCACCACATCATCACGCCCGTAAACCTGGTTAGGTCTGCCCATGAACCGGTAGGCTTCGGCGCCGTCGGTGTCACGGAAAATCTGCACCAAAGATGGGTGCATCGGCACAAACCCGGTCACCTGGTCGCCGCGCCCTTCGCGGAGTTTGATCCAGTACGTTTCGCCGTAAATTTCGATCGTTGCGGCGGTCCACTCCCAGAACGAACTCGGCGACGTTGTGGGGCACGGGTCGGCGATCAGCTGCGCGAACGGGCCATCCAAATCCAGCTTCTGCCCTGATGCTGGGGACTGGTCCCACACCGCCGCACCGAGGCGGGCAATGGATCTAGATACTTTCCTGACTGCGGCATACACCCACGGCTGGGTGTGGTACAGCTGCCCATAGGAAGCGAACGCCGTCTCCAACGAGATACCGAGGCGGGGAACGAAGTAGGACGGCCAAAACTGGGGTGCGGTTTCCGCGAATGCTTGTGGTGCTAACGGATAGTGAGTTCCGTTTTCCAGGATCACGTTGGCAGCTCGGTGAGGAAGCCGTGAACTCGGTCGAAGTACTGGCGGCCGGCGATGGTATTCGGGGTTTCTCCTGGGGCGGCCACGGTTTCGCACTTCTCCAGCACATACGTGGTGTCGTCGAAGTCGGCTAGGCGCCCTGTGAAGAGGGTTTCGCCCGAGACAGTGTTCACCGCTACACGCCGGCGTAAAGCCTTGTTGAGAACGCGTTTACGTGGGAGCACTCGGTTTCCTTCACAGGACTAGGACCTCTGGGCCGTCGGCCATCGAATAAATGCTGGGTCGGTCATCGGGTAGGTTCGCGAGTCCCCACACCGCGCCGATACCGGCCATCAGGGGTGCGGTTTCGGTGGGGGATTTCATCGGGTCCAACACCCAACCCCCTTCCGGCCCTATTTTTGTAGCGGCGGATGTGGCGGCGGAGTCCATTCCGGGGTGGAATAGGTGCCGGATTTTGTGGTCACGGAGGGCGTCGAACATCTGTCCGTGCGCCGCGGACACATCCGTTGCGGCCCATTTGATGAACGGCAACCCTGCGTCTTCAATCTCGGCTGCCATCGACGCGGCGGGGATACGTGAGCCGATCCGGATGACGATCACGTTGTAGCGTGACCTGTGTTTTTTGAGGAACGGCAACACCCAGTCAGTTCCCGCCTGGTCTTCCCAAATACCAAAAACAGGGTTGCCCTGCATATCGAGGGAGGCCCGGGCGAGGTAGGCGCGGCTACGGTCCGGGGGGATCTCCAAACACACCGCCGCTGCCGCCCCGGTAGCCACGTTGGGGGCGGTGTCGGAGGTGTCTGACCACGCCTCAGCCGGAAATGGTCCACCGTCGGAGTGGGCGACCCAGATGCAGCGGCATTCCTTATCAAACACCGCGGCCGGGTCCTCATTCATCGCGTGAATAAGTGCGCGGTCGGTGACACAATCGGTGACGATGTCGGTGTGGTTCATCGCCGGATTCGCCTGCGCCAAAGCCGACATATCCGTCCGCGCGGAATGCGGGGGGGCGGACCATTCAAAAAAACCAGTCGCTACCTGACCGACGTTCTCCAACAGGGCGGCTACGCCTTGGTCTGGTTCATCCAAGATGCCGGCGTCCTGATTGCCGTCCGGCCAACCCAAATCCCTATGCGCTTTGGTGCGTAAATGCCGTAACACGATGCTGAGGAGATCTCCGGCGTTGGCGAACGCCCACGTCTGCGCTTTCGGGCGGGCCATCGCCGTTTTCGTGACCGCAGCCCAACTGTCCCAGGCTTGGTGTTCCTGCAACTCATCCAAAAGGATCAGATCACCAGAGAAACCCCGTCCACCTCTTCGGGAGGCGGAGGCTACGCGGTATTCGCAGCCGTTCTCCAAAATCAACCTTTTCGGGTGGCCGCGTTTCACCCCGGAGCGGTCTTTCTCCCCCGTCCCATCAATCAACGGCTCGAGCTCGGGGTTGGACATCGCCCATTCGACGGCGTCTTCCCACGACTCTTCAGCCCTGGGAAGGTCTTGGGCGGTTGCGATGACCTTCCGGGAGTCGAGGGCGTAGATATGCCATAAAGCTAAAACCACCATAAGGAGGCTTTTGCCGTTCTGCCTGGCTACTTCCACAACCACGGTGCGAAACCGGTAGAGGCCATCCTCGTTGAGTTCCAGCGCGTGGAGGAGGAGCCATTTCTGCCAGGGAAATAGCTTTATTTCGAGGACTTCTTCAGCGAACGCGATACACGCGAACCCATGAGTCGTCTCTTCGGTCAGCTCACGCCGCGGAGGTGTATAGATCCGCGGCGTCTCAGCTCCGAGGTTCACACCCCGGGAAACAGGTATGTGACTGTGCTGCTACCGGTCGCGACGATGGCGTAAAGGTCGTGCACATAGCCACCCGTGGAGGGGATATGCACCAGCGTCGTCGCCGGTATTGAGACGCCCGTAGTAGCTGTCACGCTGGGTCCACCGAACACCGTCGCCGCACTACAAGACACCAAAACGTCATCGTTCTCAGCCGAGACAGTGCACACCAGGGTCGCTGTGGTGCCCACGGTGACAGAACCGTTGACGTAGGACTCGTTTGGCATCAGGGAACCTTCCGGAAAAGTCACAGGAAATCAGCAGGAGAAACGCGGAACTAAAGGTTGCCGACAGTGGTTAATGGCACTATGACACTCATGCTCGACCCAGAACCAACCCTCGCCGCACCAACCGAGGACGAAACCCAGTCTTTGCACGCCTGGTCACAAGAAGACACCGCCGAGGTTGTTGACTATCGGCCGCGCAGCTGGAAACTCCCAGCCCTGGTGGTCACGATCGCCGCTGCGGCAGCCGTTACGGCTGGCCTGTTTTTGGCGTGGCCGAGTGCTACAAAACCGCAGGTCGCACCCACGAAACCCCAGGTCACGGCACCAGCAAAACCGGCCATCCCCACATCCCCGCCAGTGCAGTCACAAAACCCGGATGACCGCTACGTTGCACTCATTCAGCAACGCGGAATGGACGTTATCTCCCGAACCCAGACCATCAACGCTGCCCACTGGATCTGTGAGCAGCACAAACACGGCTATCCCGCCACGGAGATCGCACAGGCCATCATCGACAGCACCCCCGGCATGACCATGAAGGGCGCCGCAATCGACATCGACACCGCGCTCGAGGTGTACTGCCCATGAAACTATTCACCCTGATAAGTGCCGGGTTTCTGCTGGTCGCACCCACAGCCCGCGCCGACGAGGGAACGTTTATCGCAGACCTCCAAGGCCAGGGAGTCCCAACCAACTGGCCTTTCGTGGTTCAACCCGTCGCCGGAACCAACATCTGCAACGAACTCCATAACGGGTTCACCCCGCAAAAAGTCGTACAACAATTCGCGCCAATCCAAGCGAACTGGGCCCCCACCATCGTGGCAACCGCGCAACGCGACATTTGCCCCGACACCCTGCACTAACCGGTCCGCTGAAGCTTCCACTGCTGGAACTCGTCGAACTGGGCTTTAAGGTCTCTACGCCACTTCGCGTCGTGGGATGCGTGACATGGCCAGCACATCGGCATATAAAACTCGGGGTATCGGGAGTAGACCAGCTCCGAAGACCGCTGCCGTCCACACAACTCGTTCGGGTCTGTTCCGTCATAAGCCCAGTGATCAGATGCGTCACCGCAGTTCACGCACGGATACTGGCTGGATGACCCCCAGAGCGCGATGCACCGAGAATGCGCCGCCCCATACGAGCAGGGCTTTTCGATCACAAACTTCGCCCGGCCCACGCTATGAAGCGGAGCGTGCAGGTCATGACCCATTTTCGTGCGATGCCAGTGCATCGCACATAGCCCTGCTCGTTCTATCGGCTTAATACACCGGGCGCCCGTGTCCGGGTTCACAACAGTGCATGGTTTGCGGGGTTTGCGGGTTTGGCGGCACTGCAGGCATCGGCGCCCTGGACCGCTCGCCTGATCAGGGTATTCATGCCCATTTTTGCAATGAGTGGGCCACGCACGCCGCCCGACGCGGCGTCTATAGGCCGCGCGTTGCCGCTCGGACTGAGCTTTGCGGCAGATGTCACAGCGGCACCCTTTTCGGTACCTTGCCGAGCCGCCGTGCTTAATTTGCTGACCCTGATGGGACACGGAGCGAAACATCGCCGAACATGAATTACACATATTTTTTTCTCCCGGAAAGGCGGAATCCCCGTACCGGGAGATACGGGGATTCCTAACCGCGGAGGATCAGTCCGCGGCTGACTTATTTAACCTGTTTTCGTGTTTACACTGGTCATCGACCTGACAGATGCAAGTTTCGACTTCTTCGTATCGCCGGCTTTGCGTAGCGTTTCCAGCATGTCCGCGAGTTTCGCTGCAGCGGCCGGCTTCGAGGACGTGGCGCGAGGATCATCCATCACCTTCGCCAAGGCGATCGCCGTAGCGACCAAACCAGGTCGAGGAGCATTCAAATCGGCGATCTCAGCCCGCACGCCACTTTCAACGCTGTCATCAGCAGAAACAGGGGCTGAATTGGAAAAATCCGCAACAGCGGTCAGATCGCCGAACTGCTTCCGCTGGCGCAAATCCTGCTGATACGCCCGCTCCGAAGATTTGCACTTCTCACACCGACAGCCCTGCTTATACCCGCGGCGCCCATGCACTGCGATCATCGGCATAACTACTCCAAGTTAACTGCATAAACCCTGCATAAAGGGCCCGTTGTTATACATATACACGGCGTTAGTTGACGATCTCTTGGTTAAAATCCATGGGAGCCCTCGAC